TCGTATCCGTTATTATCTATGTCCGCGTCAACCAACACATTTATAACCTGGGCTCTGGGTTCAAAGTTGGTTATAACGTTCTTAATTTCTTCGCTGAGAAGATTTGCAGTTATTGGATCGGCCAATTCAAATAAAAGCTTTCTAACATTTGCGCCAATTTCTGGATGGAATGGTACTTCGTAATGGCAAGTCTGAACCAAATTCATCACCGATTGAACCACTGCTTGTATACCAGTGACCATGAGAATATCATGCGTTACGGGGTGCATTTGAAAAGAAATGGCGAAATCGGAGAATCTATTGATGTTTTGCTTAGAGTTTGCCATGACGCCTCTTGGCACTTATAGACAACTTTTTCTTATGTTCTTCGCTTTTTGGCCTTTTCAAATAACTTTCTGTCCCAAAACCCAAATCCTCGGTGCTATGACCGCCGATATAATACATTCCGTTGATTTTGTTAGTGGTTTTGTATAGGACGTGAATCATTCTGTTTCAGTAAGTGGTTTATTTTTGTTGTAAAATCAATAAATTAGCGGACACAATTTCTGGAATATGGTTGTGTCCCATATCAAGACCTGGATTATGGGATATTTAGCCAAGGAATTGAGTTCTCTCATCCTCGCGACGTTTTACGATCCCAGGAACAACTTTACCAGCCGCTTTGTTCCACATTAGAAAGTCGTCTCCAGCCTTACACCAGCTTTGGGTATTCACATCCTTACGAAGCGTACTGGAAGCAAAATTACCTACACCAACATTATACATGAAAGAAAGTAACGCATCCACTTGATTCTGGGTTAAATCAACAGTAATATATTCCTTTAATTTTGGAATAAAGATTTGGTCCAAGGCGTTTTCTAACCAAGTTGAACACTGTTGTTTGGTTGTAACAAATTGAAGCGTGAGAACAACATTTGGATCAATAGTTGTAAGAACAGATTGAGTAGTTCCAAAACCTACTGTAATAGGTTCCGAACCGGTTGCTGGATCAGGATAACATTGCACCATACCATTCGCTAGAACTTTAGCAAGTCCTTCTCTTATCTGAAGTTTATCCAATCCATCTGATGAAATAGTCCAACTATCAGAAGGAAGAAAAGTTTTGGTATTTGGATCGAAATTACATGTCATGGAAGTACCATTTGCGTTGCTATCTGGAGGTTGTCCATTATCTAGGAATTGACTTTGTTTATAAGCCACTCCGGTATCCGAATCCAATTGTGTGAAATTCTGAGGAAATGGAACAGGAGTTGTTTCAAGTGGAGCTTGTCCCTTATTTGGTGTTGCAACTGCTGGGGCTGCGGCAATACTATTACCAGTTCCAATCTGGGCTTCTTGGGCCCCAAGCTCACAATTGATTTCCGAGCCTTGAATGTCTACTGCACCAGAACAAAATAATTCCAATTGGCCTGCGGCTGTTAGAAAATTTGTTCCCTGGGCATTGATATGAACATCGCCTTGACTTGTAAAGAATTGTTTGAAACCGGTGACCATTGTTGCCGTATCATCAATATTAGCATTATAAGACTTCGCTTTGATATTGAATGAGCCTCCAACAGAAAAATTTGCATCTCCAGCAACGCCAACATTTAAATTATTACCGCATTCAATATTCGCGTCACCAAGAATCTTTACATAAGCTCCTTCACCAACTGTAATTAAACAACGCCCCATAACATGAACGAAATCGTCGCCCATTGTTATGGAATATCCTGATCTGGTGATTTTTTCAACGCGGGTTCCAGTTGGGTAAAAATCAAGGAAAGAACCACTCCGATGAGTAAACGTGATTCGTTCTTGGTTAGGCGTGTCATCGTATTCGATAAGATGGCCTGATTCTGTTTCATAAGCTTTATTGTATGGATAAAGAGGATTGTATGCTGGATATGGCTCGTCCCAGGTCAAGCCTGTTGCGGTCACCACGCCTTTATCCAAATTTGTTTTTCTGGTATTGATTACTGTATTTGCTATATCGTAACGGGTGGCTCCCGAAAGACTTGGTTTATCAAGATCAGCGTTTATTGGATAAAGAGAAGCTGTATTAGAGTTTGTGATGACCACACCCGATCCATCAACATTATAAGTGATCTTTTGAGGCTTTCTTGGTGCAGATTGTAAATCTGTATTGGATCTTTGATCGCTGAATCCTAAACCTTGGCGCGCCGTTTCTACTTGGAATCCAGGAAGAATTCCCAAAATGACTGGGGTTTGACATGAACGACCATCAGCAAAAAATCCAAATACAACATCATTTTCTTTAAGAGCCAATGGTGGTGCACTGAGAGCACTCTGCATGACTGTAGCCCATGGTAAATCTACAGATGGTATATCAGTCAGAGAAGCGCTATGAACATTAAAACAACGCACTTGGACTCGACTAAGCGCCAATGGATCCTGGCGCGATTCAACAATTCCCATAAACCATATGAATCCATCAAATCCTGCAACATTTTTCTCAAAAGGACCAGCCATTATTTTTCCTCAGGATCTGCAATAGTATAACCACCATAATAAAAACTCAAACTTAAAGGAGGATTTTTCGATTGTAAAGCCTCGTTTATTGAATCAAAGATTGGTTTGATTTTTTCAAAATCAGGTACAGGATGTATTAACGACACATGTGGGTGGTAGTCTGGAAAGGTTCCTTTGAATCCAGCATCAGAAAATTTCTTATTTAAAGCTGCAAGTTCTGGCGATACCAAATTCAATACAATATAACCTTTACCTTCCTGACCAGCCCAATGTGATAATCCGGTTCCAATAGCCGAAAATCTTTCGTCTGAACTTATATATGGTAGGTCTATATTATAGGCTGGTGTATTACTGTATAGTAAAGTACAGTGGAAATCATCCAACAAAGGAATAATTTCCTCAAATTGATAAAAATAACCGCAAAGTTTTCTAATTGTGTTATTTGTAGGAGTTACCTTAATAAAAATACCATTTGGCGCGTTTATGGTCACGCATTCACTCAATAAAAATTGTCTAAATCTAATCATCTCTGTTTCACCGCTTTCATTGTTGGCGAATTATCCAATGGAGCGTTGAGCGTTCCACTCACAGAATCGCTTAACAGTTCCATTACCGTTGTGGATGTATCGTTGATGAATATATGGTGCACTGCGCTGACCAAATACGAACCAGAACGCGTTTCGCTCACCTGATTACCAGCAGAATTCTGAGGAACAGCTTTGGGTAATTCAACGTCAACAATCCTTCCCACCTTCATTAGTATATCCCCAGGAATTGAAATAACCATCTTAAATTGGAAAAGTTGCGCCAATTTCATAGCCTTCTTTTGTAACCAATTCTCAGGATGGGAACCATTAATTTTTGGATCACTATCAGACGTAGGATAGAACTTCAACAAATAGTCCGAATTACCCAACAAAGGTACATTGAAACGATTCTTGGTTGAATTAATGGGCAGATTATCATTCAACAACGTAAAATTGTTTGGATCAAAGGTAGTTCCACTAAATTTTCTATTGACAAAATCGTACGATAATAATGAACTTCCGAATGCTCCATATCGTCCGGAAGCCAAAATATCAAAATCTTGTATAATCCGAAGAAAATTAACGCTGTTGATATTATCTTGCGCGCTTGTAGAAAGTTTTGGCGTTTTAAAGTATTTTTGATAGATTGGAATTTTCAACAAGGTTTCGTATGCCACAAAATTGAATCCATCACGATTCTCAAAGAACATGAATAAAGTTCCATCAGAAGAGTAAGCACGCGTAGATAACCACTGAATTGCTTCCAATGGATTCATTCTTGGTATAATGATGTTGAATAGCCCTGTTGTTTTATCCCATAAGCCTGTTGAAGATTTTGGACCGCTTACTCCCAGTTGATTCAACATAACGTCCTTTACCATATCGCTAATAATCATCCCTTTATACGATTTGGAAAGAAATCTCTGGCTGGATAGGACAAGTTCTTCAGAGCAAAAATGAAGGATATAGTTCTGTAAACTAGCAGTTTTAAATTCGCGGTTGGATACCTTATAAACACGAAAAACTTTCTGGATTGGTTTGTCTAAAGTAGGTTTATCAATATCAATTTGAAGCCATTCATTACCATGAATTTTGAAGTTTGCTATAAGATCCAAAGCGTCACCCATAAGAACGGTGCCGGTCATACAAGCTCCAAACAAATCCTCATATATATTCAATTCCACATAATTGTTCTTAATATCAACAACCTGACCATCGGAAGTAATAATAGTCAAAGCTTTAATTTGGTAATCACCAGAATAAATTAATCCTGCTTGATTTGAAGGAGCAAGACCAGGATTTGTAGTATTTGTATCCATTATTGATTTAGCAAATTCTGTAATTCTGTCTCGATCTGTTGAATGTATCCTGGTTGGATTAATTTGATTGAACGATAGGACTCGTTGGTATTAATGATTTGTTCATAAGTAGAAATCCAAACCAACAAAACTGATTTATCAACCTTTGTCCCATCATCAAATATTGCAACTGAATTCGCTCCAACTTGGATGATAGGATTATCCAATGTAGGTAAAACGTTTGATCCATCAATTGATATTACAGAATTTGATATAACGCTGGTGTATATTTGTGTATTAGAGCTTTGAAATTTTGTTGATGTTATGATTAATTGCTTCTCAATATGATCTGTGGTTATTTGTGTATTAGCAACAGAACCATAATTATTGATCATCAAAGTTTCAAGAGAATCCTGATTCATTGGCCATTGGAAATATGGATCAATAATTTTGTTGGTAAAAAGAATAATCCAAGCTCTATTTGGATCACTGTAATATTTCGATGCAATAGAATCCGGCGTATCTCCATCCTTAACATCATACGTGTAATACACAGATATATTGCTTATAATAGAATCCAACATACGAACACGCGTAAAAATGTCTGTCACTTGTTGGAAATCATTAAGCGATGGATCTGAAAATGTGTAAAGAATCTGCGGAAATTGTTCAAAATACTTCATTGTTAAAATCCGTTCTTGGCCGCAATAAGTTCTCTGGTAATAATCTCACCTTCCTTAAAGCGAAGTTGTACGGTTATATCCGCAGGAGCACCATCAATCATAGAAGCAAATTGACCCGCTCCAGCATGGTTAATATCAATTGCTTCAAGAACACAAGTGCTGATCTGGCTTATGTATTGATTATCAACATTACCAAATTTGAAAGTGATATCAAATTGACCTGGAACAATAAAATAACGTCCTAGTCCTGTGTTATTGATGGAAGGACTGCTATACATCTTAAATGTATGAATAATATTCCAAATAGCTTGGGTTTCTGCTGGTGATCTTGGTTGGAATTTGAATTCAAATATGAAGGAACGATTTTGTGTTCCACGATAAATCAATTCCACTTGGGGATTGACGGCAACACCAGAACTCTTCAATAGCAAATCTGTATAGCCTGGTCCAACCAATCCTGTTGCTTCGGTCAAAGCGCCTGCCGTTTCCCGTCCAGCATCAGAATTCTTAAGATTGGAAAACGCTTGTTTGAATAAGCCGCCATGCAATACCTGATACGCGACTTCCCAACCATCACTAGACATTCCTCTAGTAATATCTGTTCCCAACGCTGATGCTAAACCAAGTTTACCAAGAGCTTCCGTTGCACTAACAGTCCCATAATCGTGGTTAAATGATGTCATAACCGTATCGGGTATGTAAATAGCAATGGATGTTTGGATACGTTTAATTCTTGGTTTAAAGCTGATAGTGTCGGATAATTCTGAGATTGCCGCACCACCAATTGCCGTTTTTGTTGCTGTGCCCAATCCTTTACCTGCTGCTTCTCCTAAAGAATCAATAAATCCACTACCAGAGGAGCTGAATTGTTCGACAGCAGCTTTAGTACCATTAATTGTTGCGGCAGTTGCTACGCCGCTAGCTGTTATATTTGCTGATTGTTGTTTTCCGCCAGGAGAAGATACGTAATCAATGTTTTTCTGACTACGACTTTGAACGTTTGAGCTAGGAACCGTTCCGTTTTTTATGTATGGATCGTTATCAGGAAGGTATATATTAAATACAACGTAATGGGGTACGTCTGCTGATCCAACATTATCTGGATATTTCAACATGCTGAGGTTATACGTTGAACCAGTATCTAATGCGGCAAGTGGACCTTGTCCTTGTGGATTTGGGCCTTGTGAAATGATAGGATCTGCTGGTGTTCCGGCCATTTATTTTCTCTTGATTCTCTTGGTATTTAGGGTACCAAATCCCAAGTCCTTTTCTGTTAAAACCTTAAAAACCCAACCACGTTCTTCACAAAAATTTAATGCAGCTTCCCATTTAGCCTTATTCACAGCAAATATTTGTATATCTCTCATATATCGTTTGGATACTCTCTTAGACTTTGGAACAGGAGGTTGTTTTGTTTGAGCAACTGGTTTTATTTCTATCAAAAATATTCTATTATCTTTGGTTTTATATTGGAAATCTACAAAATATCTATGTATTCCACCATCAGCTGGCGATACATATGGTATAACTGTTTCTTCTGATGACCACTCCACGATATTTGGATCCTTATCCAAGCGGCACATGTATGCCATTTCCCAAGAGCTTCTAAAAACAATATTTGTTAAATCACCACGATATTTTTGAGGATGAATTGGTTTAAAGAGACCTTGAAGATATTTGGCCATGATGGAGATAAATACATATAGACTCATGCTATTTAGCCACAATGATCAATGATGTAAAGAAATTTGGTACTCCCGCCAATCGTCCTACAATTGGAGTTTTAACTCATTTTGTATATGACGCCAAATTGAAGGATATATTACCAACATGGGATAAATTTCCTTTGTGTTTACCAATACATCCATACAAGGACGGTTTTCTAGGTCTCAATCTTCATTACGTTCCACAAAGAACCAGAAAGATCATTCTTGATCAACTTATGAAACATGCTAAGATATACAAACGGAACCCTAAAACCAGAATTTTGGTTGATTATATGTTCCTAAAGCACGCTTCAAATTTCAACGATGTAAAACCTTGTATCAAACGCTATCTCACGACACACATAGAAAGCGTCTTCATTAATATTGATCCTATCTATTACAACAAAATCATAAAAATGCCTACTGCCCAATGGGCCGGCAAGAGACCTTACTAATGCCATTTGATATTAACGAATTCGTACAACACTTTGCTGCCTATAACGAACGAGCAGCTGTAGATAAATTTGATGTATTGGTTGCATTACCCACAACTCTTATCAATACATCAGGTTCATATGGTTCAAGAGAATTATCGTTACAATGTGAATCTGCTGAATTTCCTGGAGTGGAATTGATTCCTATTGAATATCGACACTATGGCTTTGTTCGTCGAATTCCTCACCACATCAACTATTCTCCAATCTCATTGACTTTCTATTGCACCGGTCAGATGATTGAAAAGAGTTTATTTGATGCTTGGATTAATACCTGTATCAATGTAGGAGGGAATTCCGCTGGTTTGATTAATTATCGTCAAGATAATCAAGGCAATCTCCAATACGAAGGAACCATACAAATACGTCAATATAACCAACAAGGTGATACAACTTATGTTGTACAAGCAGAAGAATGTATGCCTGTCT